CTCGAAGCATTGTCACAGGCTATAGTAGAAGGTAGTGCAGCAGCCGCTAAGGTTGTATTTACTGTATCACCATCAGCTACTACCAAACCACAGACGCTAGCAGCAGCTGGCAACGGTGCTATTGTACAGGGTAGACCTGACGACATAGGTGTTATACAAGTAGGAAAGACAGCTGACTTCGCTACGGCGTTGCAGCACATGCAAACACTTGAGAAGCGATTGAACGAAGCGTTCCTAATCCTGTCAGTTCGGCAGTCAGAACGTACAACCGCAGAAGAGGTACGCATGACACAGATGGAACTAGAACAACAACTCGGCGGACTGTTTGGGTTGTTAACTGTAGAGTTCCTCGTACCATATTTGAACCGAAAGCTTAGTGTGTTCCAGAAGACTGGAGATATACCACGTATACCCAAGGGTATGGTCAAGCCAATCATCGTGGCTGGTATAAATAGTCTAGGCAGAGGACAAGATGTACAAGCGTTGGGTAGTTTCTTACAGACTATTGCACAGACAATGGGACCAGAAGCTATTGCAACATACATAAACCCAGAAGAGGTAATCAAGAGACTAGCAGCTGCACAAGGTATAGATGTATTAAATCTTGTGAAGAGTATGCAAGAGGTACAAGAAGAGCAACAGCAAGCTGCCGCTGCACAAGCAGAGCAGGCTGCAATCGAAGGTACACCAGCTCTTATGAAAGCACCTTTAATGGACCCAACTAAGAACCCTCAGCTACTACAGCAACAAGGGGTTCCAGAACAACCACAACCACCACAATAATAAATGGCAGAAACATTAACTATGGAGTCTAATGTTGAGACAACAACTATTGACAATCTCTCAGCAGAAGAACAAGACTCCTTAAAAGTTGGTGAGCAGATGCAAGAAGCTCAGGACAACCTACTAGCAGGCAAGTATAAAAATGCTGAAGAGCTAGAGAAAGGTTATCTTGAGCTACAACAAAAACTCAGCTCTAACCAACCAGCTGAAGAAGCAGAACCTGAGCAGACAGAAGAGTCTGCTGAACCTTCTATACTAGATCGTATCTGGGAAGAGTCTACGTCTCGAGAAGAGTTCAGCCCTGAGCTGACTGAAGAGATAAGTAAGATGAGCTCTACTGAACTTGCTAACATGTACTTAGATTACAGACAGGCAAACGAAGGGGCAGAGCCAGCACGTGACTTTTCTAAAGAAGAGATACAACAACTACAGGGCGTAGTAGGCGGAGAAAAAAACTACGCTAACATGATAGATTGGGCACAGAAATCTCTGAATGAACAAGAGGTTAACATGTTTGATGCTGTCATGGCTAAAGGAGATCCACTAGCTGCATTCTTTGCAGTCAGATCTCTTGCCTACGCATACAATGATGCGATAGGATATGATGGTAATGTAGTACAAGGTAAAGCACCTAAACAAAACACAGACCAGTTCCGTAGTCAACAAGAACTCATCACAGCTATGAGTGACCCACGATATGAGAACGATCCAGCATATCGTCAAGATGTAATGGACAAACTTACACGATCACCAAACGTAAACTTTTAGGAGAAAAAATTATGCCAATGGGCAAAGGTACTTACGGCAGTAAGAAAGGTAGACCACCAAAGAAGACAGCTGGTAAAGGCTTATCTAAGTTACCTGTATCAGTACAGAAAAAAATTCTTAAGAAGAAGAAATAACTATGGCTTACTCTGACATACAAGATAGGTTAGGTCAACAACAGATGGCTAACTCAGTCCTTCTCGCAGAAAAATATAGTCAGGGTAATCTCTTTCCCAAAGGCTCTGACGAGAATCCTTACTCTAAGGAGCCCAGAGCTGAAGGTGCTAGAAAAAAGAGACAGTTTAAGAAAGATCAAGAAGCTAAGAAGAAAGCTAAAGAAGTTTCTGACAACGCTAGGCAGAGAGAATGGAACGCTAGAAAAGAGCGAGGAGAAGTCTTTGGCGACATGCCTCCAGACTTTAACCTGATGGAGACTCTCGGTCCTTCCCTCAATAAGTTACTACAGATAGGTGGTGCAGTAGGTGGTGGATTAAGATTCCTTACTAATCCTTTAGGTAACTCAATGGCATCTACACCTCAAGATGGTAAGATACCTACTCGACTTTTTTATAACAGACCATACGATCAACCTGACGTGTTTATCAAAGATGAACAGACGAAAGAAGACGCTAAGGAAAGGTTTAAAGATTTGACAGGTATAGATCTGGCTCTGACTTTTGAAGAAGCAGGGTTAAATGAAGGAGGTTTTGTAGGAACAAAAAGAACCGATGTTTATGTTAACCCCGGAGGAGAAGCATACATTTTAGAACCTAATGGAAACTTTAAGTTTGATGGGTTGTATGCTCCTGAGATACATGGACCAATATTCCCAAGAGCTCAGGCTAACGATGATATGAAGATAGCTAAACTACCTCACTCACCACCTGTAGAAAAGATAGTATTACCTAACGGAAAGATAATGGACTCTCCGTTAAGATTTAAGACAGACCAAGAACGTATTAAATTTATGGAGGACTT